GTTGTTAGTCTCAAACGACATAACAGAAGTGGCAGGCGTTTTAATACCGATTTGAGCAGAGCCAGTGTCGTATATGTCAATACCCTGACCAGATGTTACGTTGGCAAGTTTAATTTCGCCATTAACTTCTAGCTTGTGACTCGTGGGTGTTCTACCAATACCAACATTTCCTGATGAGTCAATGCGGAGGCGTTCTGTGCTGTTAGTAAGAAAACGTAATGCAGTATTTTCTAAATTAGCAATTTGCGCATCACCACCACTAAGCACCGAAAGTTGAAGACCGTCATTTGCGCCACTGCCTGTATCTGCATTTTGTATCATTAAAGCAGATGTACCACTTGCGTTTCTAAATATTCTTACTTGTCTAGTTGCGCTGTCATCTTGTACGTCCAACGCATACGCAGGACTACTAGTACCAATACCCAAAGACTCAGCAGAAGCATCCCAGAAGAACTTTGGAGTCGTGCCAGTGTCTTCGTAGAAGGAGATGTCGCCTATTTCCGAAACATTTAATCTCTTTTTTAGCACCCCTGTACTATCGGCATTTTCAATATAAAAGTCAGAACCAAAGCTTGCACCTGTTCTATCAGCAACTAAATTGACAGAACAGCCCACTTGATTGTTTTGAAGTCTGATTGATGCTTCTGTACCTCCTGCGTTTGTAGCGTTATTAAATGTTCCAAGGTTGACCCGTCCAGCACTTGCACCATCAACAGTCAGCCCATCCATTGTGGCTGTGCCAGTAACGTCTATGCCTGTGGCGGTTGTGGCGAGTTTCTTTGAGTTGTCGTAGTAAAGGTCAGCAGAGTCATTAGTTTTAAATGCGGCTAATGTTTCTGTGCTATCTCCATTTTGAAGATATATCCCATTTCCGTTTGTTCTTATTGCCAAACTTCCAGAGCCTACTTCATCAATGTAGCTTGCAGACCCATCATGATAAATCTCAAGGTCATTACCCGCGCCAAACTGCGCCTTGTCATTATCGCCAAGAGACAAACCATCAGCCGTGACTGTGCCTGTGAAGGTTGGGGAGGCTGTAGGGGCTTTGGTGTCTATCTGAGTCTGTATAGGGCTTGTTACGCCGTCAGTGTAGTTTAATTCTGTTGCCGTGCCTGTGTAGTCGCTAATCTGACTAACAGTGATTGACGTTGCAACCGGAGCTACGTTCTGCCATATAGAGCCAGTGTAGACCTTCATCGCGTCAGACGTAGTGTTGAAGTACAAAGCGCCAGTTAATAGAGCGTTGCCGTCATTGTCTAGTGTAGGGTCAGAGGCTTTGTCACCTAAGTAGCGGTCATCGAAGTCATCGTAAGTTGCTGCTGCATCGGCTGCTGATGTTGCTGCCGCACTAGCAGAACCAGAAGCTGCTGTGGCTGAATTGGCTGCGCTTGTAGCCGATCCTGCGGCCGCAGTTGCATCAAGACCTGTTTGAACCCTATCAGCCGCAGTAGCAACAACATCTATTCCAGTCTGTACAACATCCGCAGCCGTAGCAATAGCGTCAGCCGCAGTGGAGGACGCATCAGCATTAGTTGCAATCACATCCAGCCCTGTCTGGACTCTATCAGCGGCAGTTGCTATAGCGTCGGCAGAAGTAGCAGCAGCATCAAGCCCAGTCTGTACTCTATCGGCAGCGGTAGCAACCGCATCGGCATTAGTCAAAATTACATCAGCAGCGGTAGCGGCAGCGTCAAGACCTGTTTGCACTCTATCAGCAGCAGTAGCAATCGCATCAGCAGCAGTGTCGGCAGCATCTAAACCTGTCTGCACTCTGTCAGCCGCAGTGGCAATAGCATCCGCATCGGCGGCGTTTTCACTGACTAAAGCCGCTGCTGCCGAAGCTGCTGCCGCACTTTCGCTACCACTAGCCGCAGAGGCACTAGAGGCCGATGATGCAGCACTCGCCGCACTATTTGTCTCAGATGTTGCAGCCGCATTTTTGCTGGCTAAAGCCGCAGCGGCCGAAGCGGCACTCTCACTGGCGCTAGTTGCCGATGATGCAGCACTTGCCGCACTATTGGTTTCCGCTGTCTCAGCATTAACCTCGGCTGTCTCTGCCGCTGCCTGAGCTGCTTCTGCTGCCGCCTGAGCTGTCTCGGCATTAGTCTCTGCAAGTTCGGCTGCATTCTCGCTGACCAAAGCCGCCGCTGCGCTTGCCGCCGATGCTACTGCACTTGCCGCTGCCGCTGCACTTGTACCCACCCAGTAAGCAGGTGACGTAGCAGGGTCGTTGCCAGTGTTAGAGTCTTGTAGAGAGGTATAGAGAATACCGTCAGTACCGACAGCGTTCTGATCCTCTGAGTAAGTAGCCGTTGCCAGCCATGCAAAGCTCAGTAATACCCAGTACGCTGTCTGAGTAGAGGGGTTCTGGTTTAGGTTAGTGCTTTGTAGAGATTGGTACTGTTCGCCTTCATACGTTACAACAGCGCCTACCTGATAGGTAATACCCGCATTCCACTCTACCGAGTAAAGAAGCGTCCAGAATCCGCTAGATGTGACAGGGTTGTTTCCTTGGTTGCCATTAACCAATGAGCGATAGTAAATCCCGTCCGATCCTAGAACTACATCTACTGCGTTGTATATTTTAGTTGCGACCCAGCCATCACCAAAGTCTGTAGCAGTTTCACCTACAGGGTCACGGACAATAAGCTGTACGTCATCACTGTCAGTCAATATGACCTTGGCAACACCGTCAAAGAAGATGTTGGGCTGGCGACCAGCAGCAGACAACAGAACAGGGTTAGTGTTTGGAATAGAGTTGTTGATGTCCGCAAACGTAGTCTTAGGAGTCGTAGTGCCAGACTCGTAGAAGTACAGCTTACCCTCAGCTAAAGGGTCGCCAGCGTTGTCTAGGTATTGGTCAAAATCACCGAATCGTGCCATTATAAATTACCTTTAATAAACCTATTCTTGATATAGATATTGTTGTGCAGACTCGCTCATGCCTGTCCATAAGGCAGACCCAATAATATTTGCTGCAAACTGGGCGCGTTCCTTAGACATAGGTCGGCCTTCAGCAACCTCTTGTATTAATCTAGCAGCCCTAACAGCGTTTTCGCCTTTAGTGTTTAATAGCGTAGTAGCTATCTCATCAAGCACTTGTTGGCTGCGTTCCATAGGAAGGTCAGGGTCTACCCCAAATACGCTTCTGGCTATTTTACCAACAACCTCAGAAAGATTGCCTGAACCAGACACCATTTCATTCAATGTTGGCTGTGCAATGTCTACTATCTGTTTCTGCCCTTCAGTTCTAAACGCAGTTTGCGACCCTCTGGAAACTGCATACTGTAAATTCATAAACTCTTGGGCTTTAGCCATAGTGTTTCTAAATTGACGTAGCTCTGATCCAGTTAAAATCTTGCTGACCTTTTGTAAAGCCTCTGAAGATGAAAAAGCCTTAAACGCATTTACCGCGCCTCTAGCTGTTTCCATGTCTGCCTCTGGATCAGCAAGCGTAACTTTGGCCCTATCTTCAATGCGCTGAATCTCTGTCCTGAGCATTCTTCTCATGCTATCTCTAAGTTGGTCTCTAGCCTCTCCATCAACCTGACCAATTAGTCGAGAAAAATCTTCAGGATTAGAACGATTGAAATTATTTACCAACCTAATAGCGTTTTCTTCAATAATGTTTTCTAAGCCAAGATTTACAGCTTCACCGTATTGCGGCACAGCTTTGGTCATTGCTCGGCTTAAGCGAGTATACAGCTTGCTAGCATTGACTCCTTCTGGAGACATCTTATTCGTAACAGGGTCTGTGGCTTCAGATATAATATTACCTAAACCACGCTTGATATAGTCTAACTGAATAATATTAGGGTATTCTGTCAAATTACCTTGAGCATCTACTGTCAATGATCTGACACCTACATCATCTATTTGCATTAGCTCATTTGCTTGCTCAATTGCTCTAGTCTTATAGCGTGGAGGAATTTGGTTCAGCACTCCTCTAATGTTGCGTCCTACATCTGAAGTAGGGTCAATAAATTGAGCGTAAGCCTCGTCATAAGCCGCTTTGCGTTTAGGGGCTGTTGCAGCACGAGCTTCTTCAAACACTTGCTTTGGCCCTTCTGCGGGTCTTCCAAGTAATCTGTCTAAACTTTGGTCAAAAGCCCTTCTGACCTGACGACCGTATTCTGTAACACCTTGCTGCACTGTGGTGGTAGCTGGGCCTTGTACTTGTTGGGTTAGGTCAAGTAAACGCTTAGACTGTGGGCCAGCATTGACTAATCTTCCTTCTTCACCCATGTTGCGAATGTTTTGCTCAATCTGAGCAGGACTCATACCGCTTTCGCCCATGTTGACCATAGTTCTAGCAGCTTCGCGTGATATACCTAGCTCCGCAGCTAACGCTTCAAAATCAACGTCAGCGATTCTGCGGGACACTATATTTTCTACCATTCCGCCAGCAGCACCTAATGGTGCGCTAATTGCACCAGACGTTATTCCTCTGCTTTGTGCTTGTGCTTTTCGCTCTGGATTTAAACCGCCCTCTGGCATAATCATTGGGCCTTCGCCCTGACCATAACCAGCGACTGTGCCTTCTGCTGCGCCAAAGCCTCCCGCTTGCAATCCTCTCTCAGCAACACGCATAAGCCCGCCACCAGACATTGTGGGCATAGCCATTGCCAACGGCATTGTAGAAGCCATCCCAACGCCTGTCTCAAGCAATGCGCTTTCTATAGGTCGAGTCTCTTCCATTGCTTTCTGAGCAAGACGTACATTAGCCTCGGTCTGTGGGCCTCCTACAGCCCCTCCAAGCTCATCTAAATACTCGCCAACAAATGGCACACCACGCAGTCCTACAGCGCCTCTAGCAGCCGCAGGACGCTGCTGTACAACGTCTTCATATACACGCTGCTGGAACATCTCCGCTGGGTCTTCACCGCCGATAATCCTTCTAATTTCTTCTGGGTCAGTAGTGGAGTAAGCCTCATCAAAGTAACCGACTTGACCTTCTGGAGTCTGGTAGACAGTGCCACGGCCTCTGGGTTCAGTGATAGTTCCTTGAGGGAGTTGCTGACTAGTATCACCTCCAACCTCAAAGTTAGAACGGTCATCAACCATACTTTGCGCGTCATCTTTAGATGCAGCTTCTACATTATACTGCTTCCCATCAAGAGAAGACGTTACAGTAAAATTAGGCATATCTTATCCCACTGGGGTAATCGCTGGGTTTATAGGTCGTAGCTGAATTTTACTCTGAACCTCATTAAAGAAGTTAGGAACAATCGCCTCGACCTCCCTGCGCTTAGCATCATTTTCAAACAATGAGCGTGAGTTTAAGTCTGTGATTTTATTTAAATAATCAACATAGTTCAGTCTTCCAGCATTGTAATTGCTTCTAGCTCTTAGCTTTTCTTGCTCTATGTTTGCGTATTCTTCAAACACAAGCTCTGTTAATTTGCGACCGTTATCGCTCTGCAAGAAGGCAGGTAATGAATTTATATATAAACGAGCTTCAAAGTCAGACGTAGCACCACTTCCTGTTGGTCGCATCTGCGGAGCAAGCCTTGACACCAAGGATACAGCGGCTTCTGTTTCTGGGCCTAAATTCAAAAGATTTGTTGCCGTTAATCCATATTTATCAACAAGCGAACTTTCTGCTCTATTTAGATTAGCTTTGCCCATTAGATTGACAAGCTGCTTAATATCATTAGCAGTACTAATAATTCTTGGAGATTCTGCTAACTGTTCGTTAATGTCTCCCATCTGCGCTTCAACACTTTCTCTGCGAATAGTTGTTTCAAAATCAGGCTCAGATTGCATAATTGCAACAGTTGGGCCTTTAGGTGGCGCTGCTCTGAATCCAGAAACGTCAGTAGCTTGAGTAGTCTGAGTTAATGGATCAAAACTCACTCGCTGACCGCTGTCAGTTAGCTCCGATGCCTTTATAGCCTCAGTAGGCATAAACGGACGCAAGAACCCACGCAGCTCGTTCTGAGCCTCTGCGATACGCCCAGATTGCAGCATTGAGCCTATACGCGCCGTGTCAGATGGGTCGCCACCTAACTCGCCAATCATCTGCACCCTGTCTTGAATCAAAGACATAGCGTTGTTGACATCGCCACGGTTGAGGAAGTCGTAGGTTTGTTTAGCGTCCTTGACCATCGCAGCTAGGCGCTTCTTTTCTTCCTCTGCTCGGCGTTCTTGTAGCCCCGCCAAATACTCTGGGCCTCTGCCTTGTACGCCTGCGCCAAACCCACCAAGAGCAGCCGCAACACGGCCTAGCTTACCAGTACGAGCGGAAGGCATCTCAAATAATTCATCAGCCATAACTTTGTCCTATAAATCCTTAAATGCAGCGTAGCCGCCGAGTCCAGTACCTATACCGCTTGCTAGTTGGCCTAATCCAGCTATCATACCTTGATTCTGCTGAGGCTGACCCACGCTAGTTCCTAACCCTGCAACCTGACCAGAAGCCCCTGTTGCTATGTTAGAGAGTAACTGCGCTGAGATTCTTGTTGCATCAGCCTGAGCCATTCCAGACTGAACAAGTAGGTCAGCAAGGTTCTTAGACTGTGCGCCGTAGACTCCAGAGATGTCTCCACCAAGAGCAGAAGCAAGGCCGCTGACATCACGGCTGACATTGGATATTTCACCAGCCATCAATTCGCCAGCGCGTGTGCGTATATCAGCCAAGTTCTGACCAGTGCCGTAACCCATTTGAGCCGCAGTCTGCCCGCCAGCCAAGCCAAGATTAGCCAGTTGATTACCGACGTTCTGCATAATGCCAGCGCCTTGAGTACCTGCAACCTGACCTAATCCAGCCAAGCCCTGACCCATAGTCTGAGCGATATTAGCACCTTGTGTGCCAGCCACCTGACCCAAACCAGCCAAGCCCTGACCCACATTCTGCATAGCGCCAAGAGCTTGAGTGCCTTGAAGTTGTGACAGGTTAGCCAATTGACCAGCGCCACCAGAGGCGTACTGACCAGCACCAGAGGCTGCTTGCAAGCCTTGTCCAGTAAGACCTTGTAGGTTTTGAATCTGCTGCTGTAATCCTTGTGAAGCAAGACCTTGACCAAATCTAGCTAATTCTCTTTGGACGTTGCCGCCACCTAAACCACCAGTAGCCGCTGCTCCAGCAAGGTTAGCCCTCATGCCTTGTTCACGCAGGAACGCCATCTGTGGAGATTCTTGATAGGCTTGGTTAAACGCATCTTGTCCACGGACACCGCTGAGTGCCTCTAGTTGAGCCTGAGCAGCTTGACCGCCTTGCATATAAGGTTGGAAGCCTTGCTCAGCACGACCAAAGCCAGTGCTGATATCTTGACGGCCTTGACCTAAAGCGCCTCTAAGTTCTTGCAATCCCGAAGCTGTAGCTTGAGTTAAACCAGTAGCTCCTGTGCTTAAACCAGCTTGTAATTGACGTAAGGCTTCTTGAGAACTCTGTCCTAGAGCCGTGGCGCTGCCGCCTAAATTGGTTTGCAATTGCTCAAGAGCTTGCTGAGAACTCCCTACAAGCCCTGTACGAGCGTCTCCGATGCCTTGTTGTAATCCTGCAAGACCACCAGCTAAACCGCCTTGTAGGGCCGCTTCTGCGCCTATAACGCCTGTCTGTGGCATATTCGCGCCGCCAGTAGGGAAGGTAAACTGAGTGCCAGTAGCCGCTTGTCCTGCTATTGGAGCAAAGACATTTTGAGATGCTGCGCCAGTAGTGGTTCTACCAGCCAACCCACCTACTATTGGCTCGTTGGTCGTTGTTTGACCACTTTGACCACCTTGAGTCCCTTGATTCCCTTGGGTTGTTTGAGTTGTTTGCGTAGTAGGCTTAGTAACCTCACCCTGAACACCTCCACCACTCAATGCTTGGCTGATTTGGTCGCCAGTGTATCCAAAGTCAGTAGATAAGACTCTGTTGATATCATTGATTGGTAGCCCAAATCTATCCGCTACTTGCTGCGTCGTGACTTGTCCTGATCTGATTAAACCTTCAATAATCTCAGCATCAGCCATTGAGTAATTGCCATCTACAGCAATGTTATTTAAGGCTTCTGGCAGTGTAGTAGTTGCTGTATCAGTTGCAGCAGGAGTAGTTGTCGTCTCCGTAGTAGCTGGTGTCAACCCTGTAACCGCTTGAGCAGTTTGCTCTGGCGTGTAGCCAAAGTCAGTTTCTAGCACTCTGTTGATATCAGCGACTGGGACGTTGAAGTAATCTGAAACTTGCTGCGTGGTGACTTGTCCTGACTTAATCGCATTCTCTACAGCAGTGGCATCTTCCATTGAGTAGTTGCCATCTGACGGAATATTAGCTAAAGGCGAAGTATTAGTTGCTGTTGGAGTCAGTGTAGGCTGAACCGGAGGAACGTAAGTCTCAAACGGCATTGGCCCTACAGCGTTTGGCGTTGCTCCAGCTAAAGGAGACGGCTGAGCAACCTGAGCAACCTGATCTGGCGTGTAACCAAAGTCCTGAGATAACACTCTGTTAATATCCGCAGCAGGCAGGCCAAAGTAATCTGAAACCTGAGAAACAGATAGCTGACCAGAGCTAATCAATTGCTCAATAATCGCTGCTTCATCCATTGAGTAGTTATTATCTACTGGAATGTTTGTTAGTTGTGTAGGAAGAGCCATTTAGATTACCCCTAGTTGATTCGCTGACCGTTAGCGAAATCTGAGCCACCGACCCCACCTCCGTAGCCACCGTCGGTAGCACCTGAACCGCTTGATGTCATTCCAGAAATTCCTGAAAGCAAATTAGCCAGACTCATTGAAGGAGTCATTTTTGCCGCCTCTACTGCTTGAGGCTGACCCATGCTAGGCACATTCTGGAAAGTAGGAACATTAATAGGAGCAGTCTGATTAACCATTTGAGAGAGATTGTAAGGCATACCCATTAAAGCGCTTTGATAAGCAGGTAAAGCCCCTGCCCTCATTCTGTATGCTTCTTGTGCGCCTGATTGCAAAGCGGCTAGCTGTTGAGGGATGGCAAAAGAATAGATGTCTGCTCCTCGCTGATACCCTTGCTGAATAGCTTGAGTCATAGGGTCGTATGCGCTTAAAACATCTTGCCGCCCTTGAGCGGTTTGCTGCTTAATGAACTCTTCCGCTGCTCGGCGGTTATCAGCAGCGACATCCATACCATAAGTATCAGTGCTACCGAATAGTTTGTCTGTTACGCTGCTCATAATTCAAATTCCTGTTTGGCTATGCCTAGATGCCACTGGTCAATAATTTTACCATTTTTTAGGTAACTAAAGCGATTTAGACCTTCTTCTTTCATTCCTGCCTTCATCGCAAATAATTTAACATTTCTATAAATAACTGGGATTTCACACACTACCTTTTGGTATTTGGTCGTAGTGAATATCCACCGTAAAACTTCTTGAGCTGAGTCGTATGCTCGTTTTCCTCTGGTGCTTTTAGGCATCATTGGATGAATCTGTAACGTCATTCCATTGGTAGGATGTACGTTGTAGATACCAACAAACCCTTTATCATCAGATGATATTAACCATCCCTCATTCAAATTAGGCTTCCAAGACTCTAAACTTACGCCATCTTCTGCGATTGTCTCCCATAATTCAGGAAGTGTCACAATACTGCGTATTAACTCAGAGTCTTGAGTTTCTGATATCACACAGCCACCCAGCCTTGTGAGGTATCGCCTGCAATAGATGGCTGCATCTTTCTATACTCTATAGAACCGCTAGAACCAGTTGAATCTATGTATAAGCTGTACTGCCTAGCCTCTACTACACCCTCTGGCGACCCCACGCCTATGATTGGAATACTTAAGCTAGCGTCTTGCGTAAACTGTCTAAACGGCTGAGCCATCGTGCCATCAGCATCTACGATAGGCTGTGCAGCATTAAGCCTTGGGCTGCTCATTTATCACCGCCGATTATGTTAGCCGTGAGTTGGATTATTACAGGCTTGACCGCATCCGTTAGAGTAAATCTAAACACCTCAAACCTAGCTGCCCTGCCGTTTCGTCTCCAGATAGCCCTGCGAGTGTACTCACCAATCTTGCCTATTGAGCGAGAGATAGGGCCACTCCAAGTCTTGCCGTCCTTTGAGCGTTCTAAGGTTATCTGCGGGTCAATAACATCGGAGTTACCCACGCCTGACTCAACAGTGAGTTCTAATGATGGGAAGAAAACAGACTGCATATTGTTCTGAAAAGGCTGCGTAGCAACCCTTCTGACAATGGTATTGCCGTATTCTGTGTAGACGTTTTGGTCAAACTGACCGATGCGACCGTCAATAATGTCACCACAGAGGATGTTGTTATAAGCCTTAACTACAGAGGATACCCTCAAAGCGCCTAGATTGCCTTCTAAGAACGATTTACGCTCATGCCATCTCTGAGATGTAGTGTCGTATACAAGCGTTGTAGCAGGCAAAGCGAAGCCTATAAAGTACGCTCCTTTGCTAGCGTATGCCCATGAGTAAATGCCTGCGACCTGAGTATCTGACAATTTAGATAAAAGTGAATCAATCGCCGTAGTGGAAACCTTGATTGTGCTGTTGCCGTTCAACGCCCAGATAGCTGGCCCTTCATTCTCTCCACCACCAACCCACATGAACGTGTCTTGTGCGTTTACTAGCGAGTAAGGCGCATAACAGCCTTTCTGTAGGAATAGACCTGTACGTTGAAAGGGAAAGTCAGCTCCGCCAATGTTTTGAAACGCCTCAAAGGTCTGACCACCTGAGATAAACAATTGGTTCTTGTAGACCACAGGCGCAACAATGTCATCAGGGTCGGACTCGGCAGTACCGAAGTCTAAGGCGTTGTAGCTCAAGCCGTCATTGATGGAGCTTACTATGAACTTCTTAGAATCTGTGGTGATTAAGAAGTAGCCATCTATGAACACTACGAACTGTGGAGTGCCGTTCGCAATGAAGTCCGAATCTGTGATTTGAGCAAAAGTATCCGTAACGTGGTTATAGATGTAACCGTTACCGTTAGGGACTAGCACCATCAATTGTGTGCCATTGTCAGCCATTGAGACTCGCGCAGTGCCTGCAACGTCACCAATGAAGACTAGAGTATAAACACCGTCAGACTCATCTAAACGGTACAGCCTTTCGCCATTTACGAAATACGGCTTGCCAGCCATCTCGTGTGCGCCACGGTTTACGTTATCAAGTATCCCCGACGAAGCCAGCTGAACAATGCCCTCAGTGCCAAATAAAGTCTCTTGAGACAAACCAGTACCTTGAACAATGTTCGGATACCAGTTGGTACACTCTTGCGCTGCGATAGGTAAAGAGTCTGAGACATAGAAACCATTCGCTATAGGTAGCTGAGTTACTGGCATCTAAGAGACTCCGAGCAAACAATCCGTGACAGTAATATTGCTAGTGCTTGAGTTGTTCGCAACAAATAGCTCTACATAATCCGAGGTAGCCATTGAGATATTAAACACAATAGACACGTTTCCGCTTGCCCCAGAACTTACTGTTCGGGTCATTTTGGCGTTGGTAATCGGAACGCCGTTCTTGGCTAACTGAATGGTAAGTAACTGATTAGTACCCACAGGCACTAAAGTCACCGAAGCGACAAACTGTACTACGGTAGTCGTGCTTCCAGTGTAGGTAAGTTTTCCAGTTGCATCGGTTGTAAAACTTGACGATACATCAGTTACAAACGTACCTGCGACTTTTACAGGCGTGTTCTGAGTTGTGATTACAGTTGCAGTTGCGTTGCCATGCAAAACCACCTGAGCGTAAATCTCATCAGCGATAGAGGTTATCTGAATGCCAGCAGCATTTACAGACTGAACGCTAATACCTGAGCCAGCGACAATGCTTGCAATTGTTGGAGATGCTGCGGCTGTGTTCAATAAGATCGGGAGGCCGTCAGCATTCGCCGTGAAGTTATGACTTAGCACAATACCATTCTGGGCAGAGACGTTAGCATTAACGCCTGAGCCGCTTTCAATGTTTCTGATCTTATTAACAGAACCATCCACATCAAGCACAGGCGACCCAGTGACAGCGCCTGTCTGAATGATTGAGCCAGTAACGCCAAGGTTAGCTACGAAGTTGTCATAGCTGATCTTGTAGTTAGTACCGTTTACAACGTAGTCTAAATAGCTATTGGCTAGAACCGTATTCTGTTGGACGAATTCACTCTTCTTGCGACCTTGTGCATTACCCGCCATTGGTATTGACCTCCAAACCTATTGCGCCTGTAGTCTCGGCGAGTATCTCTGCTTCTTGATCTGGGTAGAAGTGTCCACTTAATCCGTAGGACTCGTTTTCATTGCCAGAGCCGATTGGTAACGTAGCAGGCAGTTTACTTGCCCTGATACGCTGACCTATTGTCCTCATAGTCTGCATACCCTGACGCGCTGCCAGAGCTAGACCCTCT